CCAGCGAACGCAGTTCAGCTTCGCTTTCGTCTTGCGTAGAGCTGATCAGATTGTGGACGCTTAGTTTCGGGCGCTTGGTGATTGTGCCGTCAGGGTTGGTGACGGTTTCGCCGTCAGGCACCACCAGCGTCAGGGTGTAATCAATCGCGTCGTTCAGGCTCAACACGGCGTCGAGCGTGATGTTGTTGCCGCTGATTTCTTTGATACGACCGCCCAGACGCTGACCCTGCTTCATTGGGTCGGCAATTTGGATGATCTCGCCAACACCAGCCGCTAAGCCCTCCGCCCCAATGCGAAAGCTGACTTTTTCTGTCAGATAACGGTTGGAGAACAGCGTGTGTTTTGCTGCCCGCAGTGCCTGACCGCGTGAAGTGACGCCAAGCAGGCGTAGGTCAATCGGGTTGTAGCCAAAGGTTTCCAGTAGCGCGTCATCTTGCTGGTACTCAGTAACGCTGGAATATGCCTGATTTGGGTCGTCCCAGTTAGCCAAAACAACAGATTTGCGGGCGCCTCGTGCCGTGCCGCTGTAGGTAAAGCAAGGTGAGGTGACTTGACCGGAATCGTCAACCTCTTGGATAACGTTGGCTTCGCTGAACTGCTGAACCGGAACCTGTTCGCGGTCTTGGGTCAGGAATAGTTGCCCTTGGCTGTAGTAGATCAAACCCCGGAAACACGAGGCAAGACCATTCAACACTTCGTAGACGCTGCCTGCATTTTGCAGGAACACATTGCAAGTAAAACGCGGCTCTGTTCCACCATTGCCGTCAGGAACCAGTTCGTCGCAATACTGGCTAATAGTGTATAAATACCAAGGGTCAATTGAGATGTTTGGAACATAACGGGCGACACCAAATCTGTCATTAACAACGATGTCTCTGAAGATCCAAGCAGGATTATCCGTCCAGGCAGTTGTAAACGTGCCGTCCCAGATGCCGGTATAGACGCGGGTTGTTGGGTTGTAATTCGTTGGAATCTGGACGCGCTTGCCGCGCAGCTTGACCGAAACATTTGGGATGCTGTTGAACTGTCGGGCATCAACCTTCAGCGCCAGCAAGCCCGTGTTGGGGTAGGCAAATTTCTCGTCAATAATTTCAATGTAGCTCTGCCAACTGATGCTGTTTTGCAGATAGGCAGTGCTGCTGTCAGCGGTTAAACGACTAACGCGGATTGTCCACGGTCCAGTGCCATCCAAGTCAAACTCATACGCACGCTGGAATTGGCTGCTTGATTTGCCGCTAACAGTAGGTTCAGCAACTGTGCTGTAAGGACCGCCGTTAGCTGAAACTTCAATCCGATAGCTGACACTGGTGCCAGTGATGTCGCCGTTGTCTTTGTTGTTTGCTTGAAGTGCTGGGTGGTTGATGATTACCCGGCAACGCTCAATATCGGTGTCAGTGATCGTCCGGGTGATCGGACCAGTTGCAACGGTGATCGCAGTGTTGACGCCAACTGCATTTTCAGCAGTGCTAAACCCAGCTATCGGGGTCTGCGTCTCGTCCGTTCCAGTGCGCGATTCAATCGTGTAGCCGGTGAAGTTGTAGCTGTCGTCTGGGTTCTGGATTGGCGTTGAATCCAGGTAAGTGTCCTTGGTAATGCTGTTAGGGAATCCCTCGATCTCGCCTTCGCTCAGCGCATAAACCGTCTTGGCAAATGCAACCGAAAAAAGGTTGTTGGCAGCCTCAACAGGTTGCCGTGCAGTTGGCGTGACAGTGACGTTCTGTTGAACAGTCTGTTGTACGACTGTTTGGCCGCCACCACCGCCACCAGCGCCGCTGACTTCAGGCAGATCTTGAAAGTCTTCCATCAGAGGCTGTTCTGCAGTTCCAGACCGAAGCTCAGGACGGGCAACGATCCAATGATGCGCTCACCGTAGAGCACTGGAACGACTTCGCCCTGCTGGGTATTGGCGTTGGATTTATCAAAGGTAAATGAGCGCTGTTGCTCTTCACGGCTACGTCCTGCAGTTATCCCTCCGCCTGTTGATGCTGTCCCTCCTGATACGTTTGGCATCTTGGGCGTTGGTGTCAACAGGTCCGCAACACCGCTAAAAATCATTCCAAAACCTGCAATCGCAAACGGCACGCCGCCGCCAGCAGTACCAAAAACAATCGCGACCGAAGCAATGACAAGGGCAACGCCAATAAGGATTTTGCCAACAGCGCCTTTGCCAGCTGGAATAGGCGCCAAAACCAATCTTTTGCTCATCGGCCACAGCAACTGGTCTTCGTCTAGCCCACTGGCGTGATCAGTAATCACGCGCCAGTTCAATCCGTTTTCTCCAGACTCCAACAGGTACTGACGCAGACCAGGGATTTGGGCGCACAATGCGCGGACAGCTTCGGCTGGGGTTTTGACCGCAAGCTTGAATTGACGACCAAACCGGCGACCAGCTTCACCAAGCAAACGGATCGTCACCATCAGCCTGCCCTCCGCACAACCATGTAGCTATTCTCGCGGAAATATCCGCTGTAGGCCGTCGTTCCAGACAATCTGCCCACTAAATGCTGGTACAGCTGGTTGGCAGCTGGGTCTTCCACCACAGCAACGTGATTACAAACATTCTGATTGCGGATTCGCATCAAGATCACGTCCCCACGCACCAGATCCAGTCCGGCAGGTACTTTGACAAAGCCTTCGGCGGCAAAGTTCTGTTCGAAATAAATGAAACCGGGCTTTGACCACTCGCCCTCATAGCGGCGGGCGTAATCGCCCATCTCGACGCCCATCTGCTGCTTGTACCAGTCCCGCACTGCGGAATAACAGTCATAAACGCCGTAGTCCCAAGGGCGCCCCAGTAACCCTGCGTCTTGGGACGGGTCCAGCCAAAACGCTTCGCTGCCAGCACAGTTCCACACGGCGTAGGGCAGATTTAACGCTTTGCACGCTTTGATATCAGCTGGGCTAAAACCGCTGTACTTGGCGTGGCTGTGCCAGCAGGCTTTGGCGTCGTCCAAATAATCAGCAGTGTCCTGAGCGCTGATGACAAAAGTGTCTGGCTCGTTGCTGGTGTTCTCGCATTCGACTACCGATCCATCCAACAAGATGAATCCGCATGTCTCCTTCGGGTATGCGCGTTCTGCATAAGTGCGCATTGCCAACCGCTGTTCAGCGGTAAGCGGGTTTTGCCATTGCGACAGCATTAGCCTTGGGAGTCAACGAGACCAGGAAATCCGCCAAAAGGCAGGCGTGAGCCATCACCAAACCGAAGTTGGCAGCTGGTCAAGCGTTTACCGCAAACATCATCGGCAAGATCCGTAACTGCGTCATCATTTGCGTCGAAATAGTCCGTGCCGTCATAGTGACACCCAATATCACTGCGGTAGATCCACTGGCATTGCTCACGCAACAACCGCCTACCAGGCAAGCTCCGGCCCTCAAGATCAAATGGCACCGCCAACTGGAATGTGACCTGAAGCTTGGTCTCGTTCGCTTTCTGGTCAACAACCCACTCATCCGGTCCCCAATACGCATTGGGATCCGCTCCGGGTGTCCCGTCTAAATAGGTCGTCAACGTGCGGATGCGGCTGACAGTGGCGCCAACCAAGTCGCTGTAAGTATTGGTCAGCGCAGTGATCGTTAAACCAACGTTGGCAAAGGTGATACTGGGGCGTTCCAGCTTGCCGCTGGTATTCAGTTCAAAGCCGCGAGCCTCAAGCGGCAGCGCGGTATAAGTGTTGCTGTTGTAGGTAATGTCCTCGCCGTCCGTCTGCGACCAGTTGCAAAAGCGATAGATCGACTGGTCCGTTGAACCAGCAGGCAACAGCGTCGAAATATCCAGAGTGAAGAGGTCAATGACCTCCGGCATCTGGGTTTTGAATGTCTCAGCGACTGGTGGTGATTGCGTCATACGAACACCTGCTCCAGTTCAAATGAGATCGTCATGAAGGATGCGCTGACTGGTGTCATCGTCCAGCCGTCACGCACCACATAATCACGGGGCGAAAGCGTCAATGTCACTTCAACCACCGTGTCATTGGCAATGTCCACTGAAGTCAGCAGACCTGTGTCAAGGTTGGCGGTGTAGTTCGTTGGACGGCTGTAGCCGGCAAGCGCCAGGGTGCTGATGTCCGTGTAACCCAGATCAAGCACGCCGCTTTCAAACGGGCGAGAAAACGTTTTGGTGGACATTGGGGCGGTCCACTCAATTGCTGAACCGCGCACAGTCAGCAAATAGCTCTCAATGGAATACGCATCTGCGTAAGGCATTGGCGAGGTAAGACACTGCCAAATTTCGCGGTCAGTATTCAACCCATCAGTCAACAACTGGACATAGCCGTCGCCAAACGTTGCCTGCTGACGGCGTTGGCTGCGTTTCACCACCGGAGTGGCATGTGCCAATGGGATGTCGTCAAATGCGATGTAAGCCATTAACGCAGGACCCCTCCGCTACGGCGTTCGTTGACCAGGGTTGACATCACGATACCTTGAACTTGATTGGCTATCTGCTTCTGGGCAGCAGGGCTAAGTTGCTCCCCGCTGTTTTGCACAGTGATATTGATAGCGCCAACCTGGACGCCACCGCCGCCACCTGCGCTTCGTGGGACAAACATCTCCGGTCCCCTTTCTCCGACCATGTACTTAGAGCCAGCCGAGAC